CAAAAAATTTTCTTTTGCTTTAGCAGATGTATCTAATTCTTTTTGTCGTAGCTGTAACTTTAAAATTAGATCTTTAGCTTCTTCAGGACTTGTGGTGTCAAAATCCAAAGACATTCCTAGTATGTACAATTTTTTTTAAAATTTTTCAACCAACTTGTTTTTCTGAAGTTGTGGGGGGAGTCCCTGACTGTGCAAAACAGTGATGCAAGGGGAGGCTATATGATAAGAGGGGGGAACGGGGCAGACTCAGGAGATTTTTCTGGGCGTGGTCGCCAAAAGATTTAACTAACTTTAATAATAGAAAAAGCCCCACGATTGTGGGGCTGTGGGTAAATTGTAATGTGTATTTAATTTATTGGATCGGTGTTGTTGCAACAAACCAAAACCATAATAAGAAAAGAAGCAAGGCACTAGTGAGTAGTGCCTTACATAAATAAATAATATACTTCATTGTTCTTTAGACAATCCGAAGTTAGTCGCTAACTTAGATGCAAGGTCAATACCAAATTGAGTAATGACTTCATTATCTTTATTAGCCAATATGAATTGGAATATCTCTTGATCTAAAAACCCAGCCAGTAATTGCCAGTTGATCTGTTTATTCATATTGTTGACAATAGGCATATCGCTATTGTTGGTACTAATGGGGTTATCCCCATTAGTTGTTATTAAACTATTTAATTGTGTTAGATCAAAGTTAGGCATTAGCTACCTACTTTCAATAGTCTAACTAGTTCAGTATCAACATTGTTAGCACTTCCACTAACATTTTTAATACCTACACTTACTGAAGTCTTGTAAGGTATAGCTAGTTTTTTAGAAGTTAATAGTTTTTTAACTTCCGATTGATTAAGTATATCTCTTTGGCTTTGAGATATAGCAAATGTATCATTGCCAAATTCAAATACAAAGTTTTTCTTATCACTTACTAACTTATGATTACTAACGATTTCAGTAAATTCACTTCTTAGTTGAGATACTAACTTATCAATACTATTCTTAATGTCTAAAGCAGTTCTGTACTCAACAAGAGTAGCAATAGCTTTGTCATTTAATTTAGATTTTTTAGTCATAATAACCTCTTTCTAAATGGTTAAGTCAATTAATTAATTTAATTGATAACTAACTAAACAACATCTTATAACAAATTGCAACATAATAAATAAATATTTGTGCATAACTTTCAAACCCATTCTATATAGATGACTAACTAATTTAATTGACAAGCCACAGAAACTCCGGCCGGCCGGAAAGTTTTACTATAAGGAAAAACCCCCAAGAAGGTTGCCAGTCAGCGTATTTCAATTAGCTGCATCAGAGCAGCAGAACCAGGAGCTGCTGCAGCAGTCCTTCCTGGAGCTGGGCTGCAGCGAACCAGGCGACCACTGCGATCCAAAAAATTGGCCAAAACATTAGCTTTTTCTCCATGCGTCATGCTTCCCATCACCTGCAACCATCTGTGATTCAGGGAACGAATCATATAGAATGGCTGTTTTCTGCGGGTTATTTTCAAAAGTTTTACGAACCGGCCGGCCGGAGTTTTTACTATAAGGCATAGATCCCCGAACGGCTGAAAACCAACGTATTTCAATCATGCAGAAGCCTCCAGCATCTGCTGCATCTGCGACCAGGCCGCAGCTTCAGAGTCAACCAGGACATGTGCACCATCTCCCCAATCCAGAAACCAGTATTCCAAGCGGTGAATTTCTTTATGTTCGTTAACGTATGCCCTGAGCTCATCCGATGGACCACCCCAGCTGAACTGCCAGCGCCAGTAACCTTCTATCTGATCATTAAATGTATGCGGTTCTACATAGTCGAAGCCAAGCGCCTCGTACTCAGGGTCTTCCAGATCCATCTTTCTTCCTTTCCACATGTGCTTCACCAGCTCTGCGCAGGTGGGGTTCTTCTTTATTACTGTTACAGTCTCTGTCATGTTGTTCCTTTCTTTAATGGGGGCGTTTGCAAAACTTCTAAACGGATTCGGTACCCCCACTACATATATAGTTATAACTTATTATAATGTAAAGCAAAAAGATTTAAATTTTTTGAATAACTTCCAGACTGGTATCCATCCCAGTTCGCTGCCCGGCCCAGCTCACTTCACTATACAGGATTCAGGAACAAACGGCTGAGAATCAAGGTATTTCAATTACAGGATCCTGACCCCTGGCAGCAGCTGCGGGCTGCAGCTTCAGATGGAACTGAGAATCGGCAGACTTCTGCCATTTATTATACTTGACATGAGGCGAAAACACGGACCGGCCGGCCGGTGAATTATACTAATAGTTCGAATTAAACCGTGGGCTGCAACTCAAGGTATTTTAATATCTGATCTCCTGTCCAAGGATCAGGTATCATGTACCCTGAACCCTGGTTCAGTAGTTCTAAACCATGAACATGTAGTTCACGAATCATATGTCCTGGGAATACAGCTATACCTCCAGGGCCCTTGGCCCTATTGCTAATTTTTACAAATATATAACTCACACCACCATGCTTTGTATGAGCATAATGCCATGCAATTTGCTTTGGCGAAATGATAACTTTTTGTAACTTGTTACATTTTAATTCTACCCAAAATTGTATTCCCTTTTTATTGTCTAAACCCTTGAAAACTCCAAACAAATCAGGCACTCCAGGTGAAGCCCATGACTCTATTCTAGTCCAATTAACATTCGACATCTTATTTTTAATTTCTTGCCAAAATTTCTTTTCAGGACGCACTACTAACTTCCTTTTTTGTTAATATTTTATGGCAATTTGAACACAAAATATCACACTTTTTTACCTCTTCAACTATGTTGTTAAGCTGTGTCCAACTGCTTTTTCTAATATTTGACACATTATTAGACTTGTTATTTCTATTACGATGATGAAATTCTAAAGCGTAAGGACTCTCGTTGTAACCACATTTTTGACAACCTTTACTTAATTTATAATTGTTTAAATAATTAGATACTTTGTCATACAGCTTCTTTTTGTATAATTTCTTATAAGCTACGTTTTTTTTAAAACTACTAGGCTCTCTCCAATTCTCTTTAAAATATCCATCTCTCTTTAATCTTGCAGTTATATAACCATCAAATAAATATCCATCTTCTCTGACATCTCCGCATACAAATAATTTGTTAGTCTTGGGATTCAATCTCTTCATGAGATACGTCTACAATTACTTCCGGAAATCTATTCCTAAGATCTTTAAGCCTATCTGCTACTTCAATCTTACTCATTTTATCAATTGATCCTGTTAATATTTCTTTACGATCTACATATAATCCAGCAGCTCTGCCTCGTGATACTTCTGCATTAACTGCCGCTGAATAATTTTTTTCTGACTCTGCGTTCTTACTTAATTCATCTAATCTTTTCATATGTCTTGTTATATTTGACATATACTTTTTATGAATTTCTTCTCTTAATAGAGATATATAATTAGCAACCTTTGGAAACTCTTTAGCTGATTGCAATCTACTAGCATAAATTCTAGCTGTCTTTTTTGGATAACCAGATAATATAGCACATTCAGTTGCACTTTTGTCTCCATCATACTTAACTAAAAGCTCTGCAAACTTTCTTTGTTTTGATGTTAAATTAATTTCAGTTAATTGACTCATTTTACAATGTATAGGATGTTTTTAACAGAAAACATATATAATGTCTCAAAAAATTCTTTTACGCTGGCTTTATAGGTTACACCAGTTACACCTTGGTTACACCTTAGTGTAACCCATTTGTTAAGCTGGATAAGGGTTACAGAAGCGGTTACACCGGTTACACCATTTTCAACATTTTTTCTAAAATAATTTGTAAATATATTTCTATGCATTCTATACTAAAAAAATTTAGGATCTAACATTAACAATTCTTTAGGAATATACATATGACGTCTCATAGCATTAAATCCTTTACGAACCAGTTCCTGCCACACTTCTGACTTTACAATGACATCATTTTTGGGGTCTAAGAAATGCAGTGTTACCCTGCCACATTTGTGACAATGTTTAACTTCCTTGATTGGACTGTTTGGCAGTGAATAAGAGGACATTGTCTCCCTCCATTTGTTTTAATTGTTGTTGAATTAATTTTTTATCAAAGATTTTATACTTGGCAAGCAAAGAAAGCGCCCTGGCTTTAGACAATCCAGGACGCAATCCTTCAATCATACGATTTAATATGCTTTTTTGGGCTTCGTTTAGGTTCATGACCAATTCCCTCATAGGCCGTTCCTATAAATATATGTTCTAAGCCTAAATTAGAACACAATCTTCGTACTAAACCTTATGCAAACTATACAACATATTGTGTAAAATCGCAAGACTACCCTCCAAACTTGTAATTATCAGTTCTCTTACATGGTTCGCAGAATCTCTGTAACACAGAAGTGATATCAAATTTTTGATTACATAAATTACATTTACGTTGACCAATTTTTTCTGATGAAGTCATATATCTCTTTATCTGTCTGTGTTTAAATTTTGGTGTATGACCATTTTTAATCCTAATTCTATGTAATCTACCCGCAACCGAGTTTTTACTTTTGTTCATTCGTATGGCAATATCTCTTACTCTTACACCTTTTTGATCCAATTCAATAAGTCTTGCATTATCTTCTTCACTCCACATGTTCTCCACGTCCATAAGTCTCTCCTTTTTGTTATTTTATTTACGAACCACAAATTATCTTCATGGCTGTAAACATATGTAATCACCTTATCTTTCTTAATAGTGTTATAATATATAGTCAAAATGGTGGTTCCTCCCCTTTTTTAATATCCACAATAGGTTTACTCTGGATAAATTTTGTAGTTTTTGAAACATTCCGGATCAAGCAATGGTCCGTAATAGATCGACAAGGAATCACTAACGCCCTCTGTCCACGTTTGGCGATAATACTTATCTTCCTTGAGTTCCCCTTGTGAGTTACAAACCTTACACTGCTCAATGGATTGTTCCGCCTCGAATCTAAGCTTATGATACCCATTACCCTTGCACTCGTGACATATTATTGCCATTTTTACCCTCCAATTTTTTTATTTCTTTTTCTACTAATTGTTCAATATATCCGCCTACTGTCTGATAACTATGTTTTGCTAATTTCTTAATGTTATCATGCACTTTAGGTTTAATTGCTATCGTGGCATATCGTGATTTCATTACCTTCTCCATGTATCTTCTCCTTTAACAAATGTTTTGCGATCAGTTGCCAACCAACCAATTACACCATAATGTTGTGAATTATAAATGTGTCTCCAAATTAAAGTAGGCTCTTTCTTTTTAAAATAATTAAAAATCTTTTTTAGCATTCTTACCTCCTAATACTATATCACCTGCAATTGCGGCATAACCTGCCATATCAACAAAATGATCTTTCACTGCTTTTCTTGATTTAGTTCTACCAATCTTTAACAACACCATCATTATTGCTACTTCATCAGCAGTAATAGGCATACCTAAATAGGCAGTCCATAGATCAGCTATGTTGTTATTATTGCTTACGCACTCACCATGAGTAAATTCACGAGACGCTACGGCCTCGTTAGCTTCTTCTAATATATCAGTTTTTACATCATCCGACATAGTCATACCTCTTTCTCATTATTTTATGTAATCGTTCCCAATGCATACGATCAGAAACTTCTTTCCAATTTGTGCAATCTCTTTTTGCACGTTTACCTGCTTCGAAATAAGCAGCATAAATTCTTTCTTTAAGTGATCTTACTTTACCCATGACATCATATATCCTTGAAAACCACCGTAATTAACTTCTAAAATAAATAACATTGCTAATACAAACAAAGTTAAAATAAATATATGACGCCAAAATAAAACTAAGGCAACAATACTTGCAATGGCAATTATTCCAAATTTAGTTATAAACATTACTTATCCTTATATCTTTTCATTAAATTTTCATCGGTGCTATCATCAATGAAATAAGTGTAACCATTTAATTCCACCATAAGAGAATCTTTATCTGTTATGGTAATAGTTATCTTACCAACTTTTATTTCTGTTCGTTCCATACAAACCTTTCTTTCTTTTAGTGAGTAGGGGGGTTCTTTGACTACCCCCAACCTTTTCCCGACAAGTCAAATATTCCTATTTAACCAGTACTTCAGTACCAACCCTCACACCCTCAGTCATGCGACCATACTTTGTGAGACCCGTGCCTTACTACCTTGTTACAGTTGTTCAGCCATACTCCGAGAATGTTGCACCATCCTCATTTAAAATAGTCTATATAATATATTATAACTTATTGCAACCATTCTTTTAAATCTTCACCTAAAATTGTTGATGCTAGATTTATCTTGGTTTTCAGGGCTTTTATGATGTTCTCATCAATAGTTTTTCTTGCAACAAGATCTATGTATGTTGCTTTTGATGTCTGACCAATCCTATGTATACGATCTTCAGACTGCATTCTAACTTCTAAATCATAACTGTTAGAATAATAAATAATAGTATGTGATACAGTTAAATTTAAACCATAACCACCTGTTCTAGGATTAGCTACAAGATACTGTAGCTCGGAGTCAGGGGCCATGAAGCGTGATAAAATATCCTCTCTATCTTGCTGCTTGGTGTCTCCATAAAAACTCTCGGTACTTTGCGGTCCGTACTTTTTACGAAGAGCAGTAGTTAAATGTTTTATGTTATGTCTGTAGTTCGCCCAGATAATTACTTTACCATCTACTTCATCTAAAATATCTAATAACGTTTCTAGTCTAGGTATCTTACCTTTCGCATCATGTAAATCGACGAGCCTACCGTCATCGGTAGTCATAAATCCACACGTTACTTGATGAAGTCTCATCAGCTGTGTTAAGGCAGAGAACGTCGTCATCGAACCTTCTTTAAGTTCAGCAACAGCAAACTCTTTTAGTTGATGATAAGCATCTATTTGTTTTGCACTAAGATCAACCTCTCGTGTCATGTAAATTTTATCCGGAAGATCAAGACATTCATCTTTAAGTACCCGGTAGGAAAATGTATCAATTAATTTTGTCAGCTCATCTAAATTTTTATAACTAACAATCATATTAAATTGGTGTGAGCCACTGATACGTCTTTTTACCATTACACAGTAACGGGACTTAAACGTCCAGAAGGATGGTTGGTCGAGGAACGCCGGATCGAGAAACTCAGCTTGTGAATAAAGATCGAGTGGACTTTTAGTAACAGGAGATCCTGTAAGAATTCTACGGTACTGTGCCATTTTACTTAACTTAACAACAGACTTTGTTCTAGCAGCTGTTGGTGTCTTAATAGTTGTGGACTCATCAATAGCGAATAAGGATCGATGACCAAGTAAAAACTTTGTAGCAATGTCTTGGCCTTTCTTTGTACTGAACGCTTCGATGTTCATCAGAAATATTGTCAAGCAATCTTTTTCTTCAAACAAGAAATTTAGTTCTTCCTTTTCTTTCTTTGTTGGACTAGGATTCCACACCACAATTTTATACATGACATGATCTGGCATATGTCGTTGAATTTGTTCATTCTTCCAATTTGTATAGACCCCTTTAGGAGCAACAATCAGTGCCCCGTTTATAGATCCTTGGTCATATAACATAGCAATGTTATCAATCAGCACCTTAGATTTACCGGTGCCCATCTCCATAAAATAAGCAAAGCTTTCCTTATTCCAGGAGCATCCAAGCGCTTTCAATTGATGTTCGAAAGGCTTAGTTTTAAATTTATAATTTAAATCCATTATTTCTACATTCTTATTTATTTGAATTTCGTATCAGAATCAAATATAAAATAAGGTGTAAAAAGTTTCTCCTTTTTACAATAGGCAAATAAAGGAATGCGAGGGAGCCTAAAAACTCCCTCCGACTTTAGAAGGAGAGACGGAAAGAAATAATGACGGTTTTTATTATACAGAAAGTTCCACGTAGAGATTTTAGTTCTGCGAAGAAGTATGGAGAGTTAAAAGGTGTAGTGCCTTATCATGAACAGATTGCATTATCACCAGGACCTGTCGTTTTTGCAGCCAATAAAATTTTAAAAAATTTTTGCAATGATGATTACTTGCTATTAGTGGGGGACCCTAGTATAATAGGAGCGTGTTGTGCAATTGCCAGCCGATACAATAACGGACGATATAAAGTTCTGAAGTGGGACAGACAACTAAGTAAGTACTTCCCGATAGAATTTAATATCTTAATATAAGGAGAAACGATGAACGAAATATTCGATTTAATTAATGAGAAAGATAATTTAAATAAAGTTAATGATGCAGACCTAAGTGAGATGGGTCAATTATGTAAGCAACTTGTTGAAATGAAACAAGATGTAAAGAAAACTGATTTAGAATTAAAAGCTAAAAAAGAAGCACTACAAGAATTACAAAATAGAATAGCCAATGCACTAAAAGATAAAAATTTATATTCATTTAAATTAATGGATGGATCTACAGTGACATGGAAAGAAAAAATTCGTGCACACATTAAACCTGAGAACATTGATGATGCTTATACATTTATCAGGGACCAGGGTGCAGGGGACTTGATTAAAAATGAAGTCTCATTTAGTTTCGGAAGAGGACAAGACAACCAAGCGCAATACATCAAAGAGATGTTTCGTAAGGAAGGCTTAGAACCTTCAGAGAAAGAGGGTATTCAATGGAATACTCTAGATGCCTGGGTAAGAGAGTCATTACAAAAAGCTGCGGAAAAGGGTGAGCCTTTTCCCGAAGAGACTTTTGGTGTCTTTCGAACCAACGACGTAACAATAAAAACATAAAAGGAGTAACTTATGAATCAAACGTCAACTGCAAAAAAACCTAACAATGCACTTGCAGAAGTGTTTTCGTTAGCAGAAGCCAAACAAGGAGACGGGTTATCAAACGTCAGTACCAAAGATGTTATGATACCTCGTATCAAACTACTACAAAAGATGTCGCCGGAAACTGATAATGAATCACTTCCGACAGCAAAAGCAGGGCAGATATTTAATTCTGCATCACAAAATGTGTATGATGGACCTACTGGCATAAGAGTAGTCCCTTGTGAGTACATTCGAACTTACGTCGAGTGGGCTCCAGAAGGCACGGGTAATAAAGCGCCTGTGAACATACATCCTGCTACCTCAAATGTTATGAGCCTAGCAAAAAAATCTCCTACAGATAATCGTTTCTATTTAGATAATGGTAATTATGTAGAAGAGACAGCAAACCACATTGTTCTTATCTTAGATGACAACAACAATGTAGAGTCTCGTGGCATACTGACGATGAAATCATCTCAGTTAAAAAAGTCTCGTCAATGGAATTACATGATGATGACTGCTACAATGGAAGGTGGCGGTAAAACCATAACACCTCCCTCTTATGCAATCGTGTACCGATTAAGTACACTGCAAGAGGAAACCAATGGTAAAAAATACTATGGGTGGACTGTAGCAAAAGAAGGTTTTGTTCCTACAAAAGAAATCTTTACGACGGGTGAAAGTTTTGCTTTAGCTTTCCGTCAAGGAGATGTGCTTGCTGCACCAGAAGGTGATGAGCCTAAAAAACTGGAAGCAAGTTCTGGAAAGGAACATTTTTAGTCACCTGCCGGAAGGGTTAATCGGAGATACATTAGACTTCGTAAGGTGGTAAGGGTTCCGGTAGGTTTTCCTCCCAGAAACAGCTCTTCCCATCAAACTAATGCGGGGCAAGTTTTGTCACTTGCCCCACTAAAATTAAAAGGAGAAACATGGAACGATTTAAAAATATATTTGAAGGATTGCACCGGGCTTATGGTACATTCAAGGAAGAAGATCAGGACGAGAACGGCAAGAAAAAAGGGAAAGCTTACATCATTAAAGCTCCCGTTACAGACCAGCTTTGGGAAGATCATCTTTCTGGCAAAGCAAGCTTGGGAATTATTCCTATTCGTGATGACTCAAAGTGCAGGTGGGGTTGTATTGATATTGATTCTTACACTTTGGATCATAAACAAATTATTGACAAGCTAAATGAATTTAAAATACCACTTGTATGTTGCAGATCTAAAAGTGGTGGAGCACATCTATTCTTATTTCTTACAGACTTTGTCGAAGCTAAGAAGCTTCGTAACAAACTTGTCGAGTTAGCAGGTGAGCTAGGCTATGCTGATTGTGAAGTTTTTCCAAAACAAATTGAGATCCGTGCAGACAGGGGCGATACGGGAAACTTTCTTAATCTGCCTTATTTCGCTGGCGACGACAGTTTTCGTTACGCTTTTACTGATACAGGTCTTAGTTGCACACTGGATAATTTCTATTCAATCGTGGATAAAAAAGCTGTCGATCCAAAGAATTTATCTAAGATTAAAGTTGTTCGTAGCAACCAAAAGAAATTAGAGGAAGGACCACCATGCTTAGAAACATTAATGAACATGGGTATACCAGAAGGTGGCAGAGATAATGCTTTGTATCAATATGCTGTGTATGCAAAGAAAGCGTATCCGGATGCATGGAAAGATAAAGTAAATGAATTTAATTCTAAACATATGGACAGGCCTCTTGGTTTTTCACAAGTGGAGAAAACAATAAAACAACATGAGAAAACTGATTATCAATACAAATGCAAAGATCAACCAATGTGTGCAGTATGTAATGCACCTCTTTGCAAAGCAAGAAAATTTGGAATCGGAGATAACTATGATGTTATTATTTCTGATCTTACTAAGTTGGAATCTGACGAGTCTATGTGGTTTTTAAATGTAGATGGTAAGAGAATGTCATTAAACACAGAACAATTATTTGATCAACAAAAATTTAGAAGAGCATGTATGGATTATCTAACCATACTGCCTATGGCTATGAAAGCTAATGACTGGACTGTAAAGGTCAGAACACTATTAGAAAACGCAGAGATAATACCTGCTAAAGAACATTTTGATACAACAACTTTTGGTAAGTTTGATGAACACTTTAGTACTTTTATTTTTGAGCAGGGGGCAGGGCTCGAGATGGATGAAGTCATAACCGGGAAATGTTTTACAGAAGAAGGTAAGACTTATTTTAAAATGGTACATTTAGAATCTTATCTCAGTAAAAAAAGATTTACAGAAATGAAAACCATGCAGATCGTACAAAGATTACGAGACATGGAAGGTGGTTCTACATCAAGAAAAATATTAGGTAAGACAGAGAGACTATGGTTCGTTCCTCAAATACAAAGAGAAGAGAAATCTTTAAAAAGACCAGAGATAAATGATGCAGCACCTTTCTAAAAAATTTCCGTTAGATATACAAAAGATTAGCAAAGAAGAAACACGTTCGTACTTTGAAAATAAAACAACAACTATCTTTGGACCACCAGGCACAGGTAAGACTCACACTTTACTAAGCATTGTAGAAAAACATTTAGACGAGGGATACCGGCCGGAAGAAATAGGCTACTTCGCTTACACCAAGAAAGCGGCTAACGAAGCAATTGACAGAGCTACAAGCAAATTTGAATATGAAGAAAAAGACTTTGAGTGGTTTAGAACTTTACACAGCATGGCTTTTAAACAATTAAATTTAACAACCAAAAGTGTTATGAAAGATAGGGACTACAAGGTTCTTGGCAAGACTTTACAGATAAAAGAATTTTTAAATGCTAACATTCAGATAGAAGATAATGGACAAAGTATGCAGAAAAATCCTTTCATGCGTATCATAGAGTTAGCAAGAAACAATATGGTAAACATAGATACACAATGGAGAAGATCTCAAGGCCATGTAGAAGGTGGGTTTGAAGAATTAGAAAGAATATATGGAACATACATAAAGTATAAACAAGAACATGAGCTTTATGATTTTAATGACATGTTATTAGAATTAGTAAATGAGGGTGTTGTTCCCTCATTACCAGTCATCATAATAGATGAGGCTCAAGATTTAAGTATGCTTCAGTGGTACGCTGTAATTCTTTTAGCGAAAAGCACAAAACATATTTACATAGCCGGCGATGATGATCAAGCAATATTTAAATGGGCAGGTGCAATACCAGAAATGTTAATGCGTACACCTGGTAACAAAAAGGTTTTAAATCAATCATTTAGAATACCAAAACGAGTGTATGATGTAGCAGAATCAGTAGCAAATAAAATTAAAGTTAGAGTAAAAAAAGAATGGTCGCCAACATCAAAGACAGGTGATGTATCACATTACTCTTCTATAGAATATGTTCCGTTTAATAAAGATGGTGAATACTATGTGCTAGCACGAACTAAATATGTACTACAAAAAGTTGAAGAATATTTTAAACGAGAAGGAATAATTTACAATAGGTTTAATAAAAATAAATCTATATCAGAGAAAGTTTGTTACGCTATAAACTGTTGGAATAAGTTAGTTAATGGAGATACTATATCTTTAGGCGGGGCAAAGAATATGTACAAATACATACCAGGAGATGGTCCTATCAAAAGAGGATTTAAAACCTGGGACAAAGCTTTGGAAGATGACATTGTTGTTAGTTACAATGATTTAGTTAATAATCATGGGTTACGAGTTCCTAAAGATTTAGCTTGGAACGATGTATTAACGTTAATAAATGAAGATATTATCTTATATATTCGTAAATGTGAGAGAAGAGGTCAAGATATAAATGCTATACCTAAGATAAAAATACTTACAATTCATGGATCGAAGGGTGGCGAAGCTGACAATGTTGTGTTATTATCTGAATTATCTCGTAAATCACATACGAGTTTATTAAAAAATGGAGACGATGAGAGAAGAGTTTTTTATACAGGAATTACTAGAACTAAAAGAAATTTATTCTTGGTTCGCTCATCTAACGATTACGAATATTCAGAAATGTTTTTAAGACAAAACTTTGGATTAAATAGGATAGAACATGCCGACTGAAAGAAGTAAAAAATATCCAGGAGACTTAAACATTATAAGTTTAGGAGCAGGTGTACAATCATCAATGATGGCTCTTGCATTTAGTAGAGGAGAATACGAAGTTGTGCCAGGAGGTTCTGGTAAAATAGATTTTGCTATTTTTGCAGACACACAAAACGAAGGTGATGGTACATATGCATGGTTAGATTACTTAGAAAAACAATTAACTTTTCCAGTGATCCGGGTGACATGGGGCAATCTTCAGGAAGATGTAGAAAATTATATAGACAACGGCGTCTATAAAAGAGGAGCATCAATACCTTTTTTCTTAGTAGGATTAGATGGCAAGAAAGGTTTAGCCAACCGAAGATGTACATCCACATATAAAATAGAACAGATAGAACAAGGAATAAGACGAGAGTATGGTCTTAAAAAAGGACAGAGATGGCCTAAAGGTATGGTAGTTAATCAATACTTAGGTATCTCTTACGATGAAATATTTAGAATGAAAACATTTGAGAAAGCTTCTTATCGTTTTCACTACCCTCTTGTTAATAAAAAAGTAACAAGAATGGATTGTTTTAAATGGATGGAAGAGAGACAATATCCAAAACCTGCGAAGAGTGCATGTGTTTATTGTCCTTACCATGATAATAAATTTTGGAAAGAGATGAGAGATGAAAGACCTAAAGAATGGAAACAGTGTGTTGACTTTGATAAGAAAGTTAGGAACGCAGGACCTGCATTAGGTTTATCGAGAGCTAAAGAACTATATATACACTCACAAAGAATACCTTTAGATCAAGTAAATTTAGATAAAGGTTCAGATCAACCAAGTCTGTTTGGAGATATGGCGGATGAATGTGAAGGTATGTGTGGAGTATAGTAACTAAAGCCAGTTACATTAATAACAAGGAGAAATATGGCTGAAATAGAATGGGTACCTCCTAGTGAGATACCAGAATTAGTATATGAAGCAGATGTAGTTGCTATTGATTTAGAAACACATGATCCAGATATAAAAACAAAAGGTCCAGGTTGGGCTACAAACAATGGTAAAGTTATTGGCGTTGCAATCGCAGCTAATGGTTGGAAAGGATACTTTCCTGTAGGTCATGAAAAAGGTCCTAACATTGATGAAAGAATATTTAAAAGAAATTTTAAAAAGATTTTAGATAAAGATAATATAAAAGTTTTTCATAACGCTATGTATGATGTTGGTTGGATGCGTCAGTGGGGACTAGAAGTTAAAGGAACTATTGTTGACACAATGATAGCTGCTCCTTTGATTGATGAGAATAGATTTAGATACTCATTAAATGAATTATCAAAAGATTATTTAAAAGAAAAAAAATATGAGTCAGGTTTATATGAAGCCGCAGCTCAGTGGGGAACTGATGCCAAAGGTGAGATGCATAAATTACCTGCTATGATAGTTGGTCCTTACGCAGAAAAAGATGCAGAACTTACTTTAAAATTATGGAACATATTTAAATTACAAATAAAAGAAGATGAGCTTCAACAGGTGTTTGAGTTAGAAACTAAATTATTTCCTGTTTTATTTGAAATGAAATCAAAGGGAGTGAGGGTAGATCTTGACAGAGCAGAAAGTATTAAGAAAAATTTTAAGAATACAGAGAAGAAGATACTTGATAAAATATTACAAGATACGGGCGTTGCAGTTGACATTTGGGCTGCGGCAAGCGTTGCGAAAGCTTTTGACTCGGCGGGTATAAAATATGAAAGAACTGCTAAGAGTAAACAGCCTAAATTTGATAAAGGTTTTTTATCTAATCATCCTTCAGATTTAGCTCGTATGGTTGTAGAAGCCAGAGAGATAAACAAAGCTAGCACTACTTTTATTGATACATTATTAAAACATTCACATAATGGTAGGATACATGCAGAGATACATCAATTGCGTGGAGATAAAGGAGGCACTGTATCGGGTAGACTAAGTATGTCGAATCCTAATTTACAACAGATACCTGCAAGACATCCTACAATTGGACCTGCAATAAGAAGTTTATTTATTCCTGAAGAAGGAGAACAGTGGGGAGCCTTTGACTATTCACAGCAGGAGCCACGAATCATTGTTCATCACGCAGTATTACATGATCTTCCTGGAGCAAAAGAAGTTGCTAGTGCTTACATAAATGACCCTACTACAGACTTTCATCAAAAAGTTGCTGAGATGGCAAACATAGATCGTAAAAAAGCTAAGACAATTAATCTTGGTTTATCTTATGGCATGGGCCAGGGAAAGTTAGCCACGGAGCTTGGTCTTAATGAACAAGATGCCATAGACTTGTTTAAAGAATATCACAGTAGTGTTCCTTTTATAAGACAACTTAAAAGTATGGCAACTCAACAAGCCAGTAGACGTGGGGAGAACAAAGGTTTTGTTAGAACAATCATGAAAAGAAAATGTCGTTTTAATTTATGGGAACCTGACACACCATTTAAAAAAAGAAAACCAGGAGATGTTATACAATTTAATCAACCTTTACCAAAGCAACAGGCTGAAGATGAGTACGGTCCGGCTATACGAAGAGCTTTTACTTACACTGCTTTTAATAGAATTATACAAGGATCTGCTGCGGATCAAACCAAGCAAGCAATGATAGATCTTCATGCAGAGGGAATAACACCAATGATACAGATACACGATGAGATAGCTGTATCAGTTCGTGATCATCAAACAGCTAAAAAAATTGTAGATATCATGGAGAATGCATGTCAGTTAAAAGTACCTAGTAAAGTAGATGCTGAGTTAGGAAAAAATTGGGGAGACTCAATGTGAGTGTTTCTATATCTAAAATTTTACAAGTATTAGATAACCCTGAAGCTTTACAAAATTGGAGAGAAAGAGTTGGTCATGCAGAAGCAGAAAGAATAAGTAAACGTTCTTCTACTATAGGCACTGCTATGCATAAGTTTCTTGAGCATTGGATTGGTGATGACAAAGATTGTGTTGATCTAACAGAAGAAGGTATCTTGGGTAGAAAAATGGCACAGCAAGTCTATGACCATGCAATCAAACATAAGTTAGAAGATTGTTGGCATATGGAATCTAAATTAAAATTTGGAGATCACTATCATGGTAGATTAGATTTAGCTGGTATTTATTATCATCAACCTGTTGTTATAGATTTTAAACAATCAAACAAACCTAAAAGAAAAGAATGGTGTTGGAAGTATATGTGTCAGTTAGCAGCTTATGTGCTAGCACATAATAGCACATTCCCTAATAGACCTAAGATAAAAAAAGGTATTGTATTAATGTGTTCACAAAATCTACACCTACAAAAATTTGAGTTAGAAGGCCAAGAATTAATAAAAGCTTGGAATCATTTTAAAAGTGCGATACGCTTTTGCAAAGATAATGATATCTACGAAATCACACCAAAGCATTTCGATAAGATAAATATATTTAGAAGTAAATTAGGACTTAGATGATTAAAATATGGTTATTAATTTCAATGGTGTCTATGCCAAGTTGGCCTTCAGTAAAACATAATGCTGAAGTTTGGTTTGATGAGACTAAATGTGAAAACAGACGCATTGAAGTAGAAAACAAATTATATGATATTGCTTCGATGCAAGGACATGAAGTTTTATTTGTACAAACTTGGTGTTTAGAATCTGATATGTTTGTTCTTATAGGTTCTTGATAAAAATAATTTTATTTTGCATTACAATTTTAATATGTGTAGGTGCCTTTATTTATTTTTCACCTTACCAAACGTTCATGCGTGACTGTCGTGTCGATGATTTTTTAGGTGGAGACATGAGTGATGAGTATTGTACATGGTTGTACAATGAATTTAGAAAAACCAAACCCATTACAGAGCTATTTTACCTTAAATGCACGCTATAGTTGTTTTTTTACACACCAGAACAAAAACATAGTTTTCTGGTACAATCACCCTACCGACCCCTAAACTTTGCATTGTAGGGGTCATTACGGGATAAAAATTTCTTTACTTCTTGGTTCTACCGCCTGATTTACGTCTTGTAGCTGCAGTTTTACCTCCAGCCTTTCTTTTGGTAGCTCCTCCTTTTTTGTATCCTTCGTTTCGACGAATCTCTTTATCAACTCTTCTAATTTCATCTTTTTCATTCATGATATGTTTAGTTCTACTACTTTTCATTTAGCCATCCTTTCAAGTTTTTTATTAATATTAATAACTTCGTTCTCAATGACAGCAATGCGTGTTTCTATTTTAGTAAAAATTTGTATTGCTGTTTCCATACGGTCTAAGTCTGTTTCCATAGCCGTAACTCTTTGACTTGTCATACCCCAAGTAGCACCTAAGGCAACAAAAACTCCTACAAGCCAAACTGTATCTTTAAAGGTAAAAGTCATACTCCCATTAATCCTTCTTCATCTTGTATATCTACTATACCTAACATCTGAGCTGCTGTTTTAGGAGCATACTGTTGTGGCCTAGTATTACCTCCCATGTTTCTTTCAAGAACAGATAGTGGTGTTTTATTAAATGAATTCATTAATGGATCTTGTGGTGTCATCTGAGGAAATAATCCTCCACCATTATTATATTCGTATCCTTGATTATAAAAATCTCTCATGTTTTTCATATCTTGAAAAGCTTCTGATTGTGGATCCATTCCCGCAACTGTTCCTGTATATCCAAATTTATTTACATTAGTAGGAATACTTTGATCCATCATATTTGCAAAAGGCATTAAACCAAAACCATCTGTGTTTAATTTTTCTTGAGCTGCTTGTTTATAAGGATTAGTTGATCCATAAATATTGTATTGATCAAATAAATCTAAAGGATCTCCCATTGCTAAATTTTCTCTAAATTTATTTTCTCCTGTTAAAGGTCCTTGAACGTCTGAAACTTCTTCTGTTGCCATTACTCCTTGATTATTACTTGTTAAGCTAGATACATAATCTTTGATGTCCTCCATTTTATCCATAGCAAGATCTTTACCTTGTCCCAATACCTTACTTAATATGTTTCCTAAAATTCCACCTTTCTTAATGTAATTTTCTATTAAAGAACTTGGTCCTTTTGTAAATCCTGCATCGTAAAATCTTTCGTCTCCTCCTCTTACTTTAATTTTTTCTAAAAAATCAGAATATTCTTTTCCATCCATTCCAGATTGTTCTCTAAAATCAACAATCTCTTCCATGTCAATACCGCCTGTTCCAGCACTATCTACAATTTGATTGTATTTATCTTCATTGTTTTGATTAATTGTAGAAGAACTTGGTGAAGTATTTATTGTACTGTTATTGTCATTAAAAGGATTGCTTGGACCCGTGTTGTAGTTGCTTGGAGAAGAACTAGATGTTGCTGCAAATGCTTCAAAAGCCTCTTCATCAGGACCCTCATTTAATTGAGAAAAAGGATTACCTCCTGGTGCAAACTTCATTGTGCCACCATTAGCTTTTGTGTCTGCATATCTTGGAGTACTTTTTTCATCTTCAGTCAAAAATCTTTCAAGAACATTGTTATATTTTTGATATTGTTGAGGGTCTCTTATATCTTCAGTTTCACTAAAAGAAAAAGTTGTAGGATTACCATCTACATCATAATGATATGTAGTTCCTTCTGTTAAAACTTCTTCCCCAACCATTTTATTATCATCTGTTACATTTCGTGCTTGTTCCATTAATTCTGCAATGCCTGATAATTTACTACCTGCGTTTTCTCCAAATTTAAGTAATAACATTTCAATTAATTCTTTAAGTCCAGATTGTCCGGCGCCTTTACCAATTCCTCTTCCCATTGCATTCATTTGATTGTCTGTCATTTGATTGTCTGTCATATCAACTGTGTTACTACCTTCACGAACCGCTCTTGCTTCACCTTCTGTTAAATATAATTTATTATCAGCCATTAAATTTTCCTATTATTCATTGCAATTCCTTGCAATAATGGATCATTACCTGCCAATGCAAGTCTTGAATTTTGATTTATTCGTGTAGGATTAAACATATTAGTTTTGTTTGTAGCACTCAAATTGTTTGTTGTCGATGTTGGTGTAGCTACTGGAGTTATATCTGGAGTATTTATTGGCGTTATATTAGCCGGTTGGTCAACAGGAACTGTTCTATCTCCTACTCTTGCGCCAGGGATAATCATTCCCGTGCCTTCTAAAGTTTCTTCAGCATTCTGTCCTAAAATATTATTAATAGCTTCATTCATTTCACCTGTGCTAAGTTTTTTCATCTCCTCTAATTGTTCTTTTCCTACATTTAATCCTTTAGTTCTAAACTGTAACATATTAAATCTGTTGTCTAATTCATTAGGTATGTCTGCATCAGTTCTAAATAATTCTCTAATAGCTCTTTGACTAGCTAACACTGCTGCTTGTATGGCTTTGTCTTTTTTAGTTCCGCCTGCTACTGCATTAGCCACAGTCCATTTTTTAAATGCTTCAGAATAAGAATCAGTAACCATTGGTCTAGCTAAAATTTGCGATGCTTTATAAAATGCAGTTACACCTAATAACGTTGCCATTGGACTTGCCATAGCTGCTGTACCACTTCCTGCAAGAGAAGCTGCAGGAATAAGAACTCTTACTAAAGAATCAGTTCCACCTAACGCCGCACGTCTAGTTAAGAACGTACTAATATTCATATTTTTTCCATTAAAGAAAGTTCCGGCCGCATCTGCAAAATTTAATAATTCTTGAGCTGTTGGAAGTTTAGCTCCACTATCTGCTCCTAAATCTAATCCTTTAGTTAATGCATCTAATTTTCTTTTTAAAGGTTTACCTGCTTCATCTAATCCTAATGCTCTTTTAAAAGAAACAGAATCAAATGCTAAGTCATCAAAACTTTCAAAGAAGTCATCTCCTATGTTTGTTAATCCAGGTTTAGTTGTAGATTTAGTAAAAGAATTTTGAAAAGCATCAATTAGTTTAGATTTCATTACTCTTCCAAACATTTCTCCACCTAGTATTTGATGCAATCTTTCCATTGCTTCTGGAGATCTAAAATCTTTTAATGCAGAATCTAATAATTCATTTGCATATTTACTGCCTGGTTGTTTAATTTGATTTACATATGCAAACTTAGAATTCTTACCTAAAGCTTTAACTGTAGGATCTCCAAATAAAATCATCATGTTTTTAAATGATTGATCAGCATCTTGTAAAAGTTTGTCTGCATTTTTGTATAAATTAGGATTTGCTTTAACTAAGTTAGCCATATCTTCTTCCATACCACGAAGTACATTTCTAGCAACGCCTTTCATTTCTACAGATAAATCTTTATTGTATAGGACATCTTGGGTTAAACCTAACCTCATCTGTTTCCATTGTTCTGCAGTCATAGGAGCTCCTGCTTTCCATGGAGAATTATCTGCTAGTCCTCCATAGTTAGATAACTTTCGATACAAACTATTTTTATATAAATCTTCTGGAGGTAGTCCTAAACTTTCCATCCATTTAGCTCCTTCAATAGTTTTAGCTCGAGCGGCATTCCAAGCAATAGATGGGTTATCTCCAAGAGCTTCATACCAAGCTGCATATTTACTATCTACACTTTGAGCAATTTCTTTTGTAATTCTTTCACGGACCGCTGACATATCATGTCCTAAGTCTGCTAATGAAAAAGTAGGTCCATTTAAAAATATTTTTTCTTTAGCTGTATTAAATAATTTTTGTTGTTTTTCTGAAGTGTATTTAACAAAAGGACGTCTAAAAAAAGGTAATCTACCTATAACTTGAGGCATAGCTCTTATTATTTCATATCTAGATATATCAGAAATACTTGGTGTAATACCTGTAGCTTCTTTTATTGCTCTAGCTGTAGCTACTTCATTTTTACCTACACCAGTAACAATGTTTCTTACTCCTCCACCTAAAGCTTTAAATACAGGTCTAGCTGCAAAGAATCCTCCTTGGAACATTGCATCTACTTTAGCTTCATGTTTTAAATAATCCATTAACTTTTCTTTTGTAGGTCTGTTAATACCTTTTCTATTTCCAATAAACTCACCTAACTCATTATAAGTTGGAGTGTAGAGCATTCCTTTTCTATTTAAATCATTAAGAGTTAATTCATATCCAAGTAAACTACCTACATATCCAAGAGTACCTCCAATCATTCCACCTGCTAACATTCCCCAAGGTCCTCCAAAACGGCCAATACTTGCTCCTACTCTGGCTCCAGTTTTACCTCCTACTATGTTTCCTGCAGTACCTCCAATAATTGAACTTATTAATTTGTAAGCTGGAAAAGGATTTGGCTGATCAGTGTTGTATAATTCATAACCTTTAATTGCTTTAGATTTTATTTTATCTGCAGCTAATTCATTAGGACTGTATCCTGCTTTTGCAATAGTAGCATTAATCATATCTACAATTTCTTTATCTTCTTTTTTAAGCATCATTCCTTTAACAGTAATTTGCTTAATTAAATCTCTCATTTCAGTTGGTTTCATTTTATGTTTATTAGGATCATAAACTTCTTCTTCCATAGACGAACCACTAAAACTTTCTGCTGCTTGTGTACCTACATTTAAGCCAAATATTTTTCTTGGAATAGGAACTCCTGCAACGTTTAATTGAGGAAGTTGCTCTCCTTTTTCTTTTACTTCTACCTCTACTTTTTCTTTTACTTCTAATCCATCTTGAGCTTTTATCATTCCAGGTTCTTGTTTAGGATTACTTGTTGATGTAATTGCAGCAAGAGGATCAACTCCTTGCTCTCTAAGCATCTCACCTGTTTGTCTTGCTATTACTAATTCTTCTAATGTTATCATTTAATTTGCCAGTTGGTTTGGTAACTCCATACCAAAACTATTATACATTTCTTCTAAACTTTGAAACTGTACTTTACCTCCAATGTCTTGTGAAACATCAGGATCTTGTAAATTCATTGTATCTCCAAGTTTAGGATTACTTTGATTTACGTTAGCCCAGTTTAAATAACCTCCCATTACATTGTAATTTCCATCTACATATAATTTATTTTTGTTTATCTTATCCATTTCTGTTGCAGGATCATAAATAAAAGAAAGTTTATCATTATAATCTTCTACATATTTTGTAATATTATCATTAAGTTTTGCCATCATTTGTCTATCACCTGATTTATAAACATTCATAATATCCATGGCTTCTCTAATAACATCTCTAAGAAGTCTGTTTGATCCTTGAAGATAACGAGCTCTACCAAATGCAGATTTTTGCATTAATGATTCCATTAAGTTAAGACCTTCTCTTCCTTTTAGTTCATTAGCTGCTGTTTCCATTGTTCCAATGTAAGCTTTGTTTAAATTATATTCTTCTTCTGTTAATGCATCAGGTCCACTAACTGCAAACATTTGATTATTGTATTGTTTCATTGCTTGTATGTCTTGACTAATACTTGCATGAATTCCTTCTGGAGTAAAGTCATGTCCTGCAGCTGCCATAGAATCATAAAATTCTCTGTAATCATTTTCTCCTGATAATTCATTAAGAATAGGAACGCCTTCACTAACTCCTAAAAACTTAGCTAATGAATTTAATTTTTCTGCATTAACTTGTGTAAATTTACCTAACGCTGCACCATAACCAGCTTGTGGCTGATTACCTGGAACCATTCCTAAAGCTACAAATTGCATCATTTGTGCATCGTTTTTAATATGCGCTTCTAAGAATTGCATACCGCTTACGTTTGCATTAAATGCTGTAGGATTATTTGCAAAAATACCATTACCCATTGGACTTCCAAAATCTTCTTTTTTACCTGTAGTTTTATTTATAGAAAAAATAGGTAATCCTTGAATGTTTTCTGGAGTCTTAGCTAACTCTTCTTTTGTATGTTGACCTGCTGCTACGCTTTGTTCTGAAGGGTACATCATAGACTTATAGTAATTTATTTCAGCTGGTGTTGTTATTTGACCCATAAAAGTACTACCACCTCTTAAAACACCGTTTGGTCCGTAATCAGTAGCATACACATTAAACAAATCTTGATACTCATAATCTTTTGCACTTCGTTTTTGTTGTGCTTCGTAAACTCCATAAGCTTGCAAGGCTAAAGCTCTGTCTTGTTCTTGTCTTTTTAAATCGTAAGCAATTAAAGTATCTGTTACTGGTTCAATAGCTTGACCTAATTCTTCTAAAAATTTAGGCATAGCTCCTCGTCTATTACTTCTTGCTCTTAATAAATTAGCTCCAAATTTCATCATCAATAATTCTTTTGGTATTTCTTGTTCTGGCATTACTTTTAATAATTCTTCTTTAATTTTTTCTACTGCAGTTTTTGTTCCTTCTTCTGTTAATTCTGTTGTAGAAGCTTTAGCTTCTAATTCTATTTCTCCTGCTCCTTTATCAAATATTTTTTGAGAGGACTCTGACGACACAGAGTTTTCATCTTCTGCTAAAATAGCTGCATCTTCTAATTGATTTTTAGAAATATTATTTGGTTCATTTAAACCAATTAACAAATTAGGATTTTGTTCTGCTTGTGATGTAATTGCAGCTTCTGATTCTGCCATTGCATTCCAAACATTTTCATTATAAGCTTGATCTTCATCTTGTGTTATTTGAATAGCCTTGTGCGCTGCTATTTCACCATCTTCTGTTGCTGTTGGAACATTAGTATTATTAACAGCTGCTGATTGATCAGGGTTTAATGTTTCTGTAGTTCCTGTTTTAGAAAGTAATTGTCTGTCTATTTGTTGTAAAGCAATATCATATCCTGTAGCAAAAGATTTTGATGTAGCATTACTCTTTTTTTTTATAATATTATTTTTAGCATTGGATAATTCTTCAATAGACATATTCATAATGTCATCATAGCTAGGAGCTTCTACTCCTGACATAGTTACAACGTTATTGTATTGAGTTTTTTCTCCGGAAGTTTGTAAAAAATTACTAACAGGAGTAATAACATTATCTTTAATGTTTTGATAACTTTGTTCGGGGTTTAATTTTTTAGTGTAGTCATAATCTACACCTTTAAACTGACGTTCTTCTTCTGTTAAAGGAACTCCCGCTGTAAAAAAAGTAGCCATTATTTACCCATCATTTTATTAAATGATCCCAGACCTCCTAAGATTGTTGCACCTGTTCCTAACATTTGAGAGAAAGGACTTCCTGCTTGTCCGTAATTTTGAGTATATTGATAGCCCATTGTAGAAGGAGCACCTGATAAAATATCAGACATAAAGCCATACATTTGCATAGGACGATTAATAGCCTGTAGTTGATTTGCTCTTTCCATATCAAGATAAGCTTGACCTTGTTGTTGCTGCATTCCTCCAATACCCATTAATTGACCTATACCAGAAGCAGATAATGCATTTTGCATTTGTGCTTGATTTTGATAACCTTGATTCATTCCCATTCCAAGTGCACCTAATCCTTGAGCTCCTGCAAATTGATTTGCTTGTTGATTTTGAAAAGTGTTAAACGCTTGGCCCATTGCATTATTATAATTTTGAGCTGTTGCTTGTCCTATAGTATCAAAAACATTTCCTTGTATTTGTCCTTGCTGTATTTGACCTCTAGATCCGCCATACACTCCACCCATAGCTTGTTGTCCTGCTGCTTGGTTTTGTGCCATTTGTCCTTGTTCATTAATTGCTGCCGTAATTTCATCTTGAAAAGGATTTAAATATTGTTTGTAAGATCCTGGATCAAATTGAGCACCTGCTGCTTGATTGTATAAAGCTCCAGCTTGATTGCCATAAGTACCTAAAGCACCAAGTCCCATAGCCATTTCCGGTTGACCTACTGCATCTCCTGTTTTTGTAAATCCTGTTGTTGGATCATAACTATAACCTTGAGAAGCATAAGCCATATTCATAGCTTGTTGCTGTGCTGGACTAAATCCTGCTAATTGAAAATTAGGAAGAGGCTGTGCTCCTCCAACATAATCTTGTACGTTTTTAATAAGGTTTGTGTAACCTTGTTGTATATACTCAGGAGGTAATGCTTGTGTGATTTGTGTCTCAGCCATATCTTACACTCCCATCTTCTGCACCTTTAAAATTATATCCCATTTTATCAGCTATTGTTTTAGTTTCACTTCTTAACTTGTTCATCATTTCATGACCTTTTTCAGTGTCTCCTCCACCCATAGCATACAAAGTATACTCTGGTATAATATGTTCATTATTACTTACCAACATATCACTTGTTTGTCCTGTGTTTCTATCAACTATTTTTCCTGGTATAATATCTTCCCGGCCGGTGCCAGGGCCCATGATTTCTCCACCATAATTAAATTGTGCAATACCTCCGTTTTGTGCAGCTTTTGTTTGTCCTGCTTTTTCCATTACCATTTGTACTGCTTGTTGAAATTGTTCGGGAGTAAGTTCACCAGAATCTTTTAACATAGTTAATTGATCAATATAAATTTCTAATTCTTCTAAAGACAATATTCCTGACTCTTCCATAATACCTTGTGAACTTGGTAAGTTAGGATTAGGAACAATAAGTTGTTCCATTGAAGGATTAGTGCCTTTACCATCTGCAAATGTTTCTTCTGTTTTTTTAATTAAAGTTGTTTTTACTTCTCCAGTTTCTGGATCTTTATAGGATTCTCCAAATTCATATTCACTTAAATCATCAGGTAAATTAGGATTCATTTTTTCAAAAAGTATTTCTAAATCTGTTTTTAATCTTTTCTCAGGATGTCTACTATCTCTACCTCCACCTGCAAAAGACATGACTCCTCCACCATCTCTCATAGCCCCAATAGATTGTAAATAACTGTAGATAGAATCTGCTTGACTGCTAGGCATTGAACCATACAAATCATAAAACTTTTGATTAATACCTTTTAATGGATCATTGTCTGGATCGTATTTATATTCTTTTGGAATTGCATCTTCTGGAAGAGGTTGTTCATCAAACAAACCTGCTGCATAAGCAGCTCCTGTTCCTAGTCCAACTAATGGAAGATAATCCATCATTCCTTTTTTAATAGGATTTCCTGCTTTATCTAATTTTTGAGCAGTGTCAAAAATGTTTCCGCCTTCACCAATTAATCGGGAACCCATTCCTTCAAAAACACCTTTGTTTATAAATTTTTCAGGACCAAATAAACCTTTAGCATTAAATAATGGATTACTTGCTCCAAATGCTTTACCTCCAAAATATCCACCAAGACCACCTGCTATAGCTCCTTTAGATCCTCCACCAATTCCTCCAATTAAAGCTCCGAGACCGGCAGCCATACCTGGATTCATTCCAAAAGCACCTAACGCTAACCCTGCATATGGGGCAGCTTTCTTAGCAAACGATTTAACTTTTTTTACTAGATTCTTAAACATATCTCCTGTTGCAATTATGAATTGTCTTATTTTGAGCAAGGAGGCTAGACTTGTGCATTATGCCTATTTAATCATACAATTATAGTCAAAATATTGGTATAACACAAGAGCAATAATGTCTAGTACAGAAAAGTTCGATATTACCAAATGTC